AGCAATTAAAAGACTTTCTTGAAAAGAATAAGCAAATAACACGCGAGCTTGACGAGCAAGACAAGCTTAACGAGCTTGCTGGAAAGCATATTGCCAGTCAGCTAAATACTGCCGATCAAATCAGTCAAACCCAAGATGCTAGAAAAGCAAAGCTGGAAGGAATTATTAACGGAACAGAAAAAGAAGCAGCACTAAAACAAGCTATTCTTCAGATTCAGCAGAAGGGGCTATTACCTGCAGATGAAGCACGTCTCATTGCGGCAGAAAAGCAGTTACACGCTATGGAAAAAGAAGCGCAACAGGCTCAAGAGTTAAAAAGTATGTATCAACAGATTGAAAATACTCTTGCAAGCGGATTGAGCAACGCACTGCAGAGTGTAATTAACAAGACTGAATCTTTGGGTGATGCCGTTAAAGGTGTATTAGCAGACATCGGCAATATGCTGCTGCGTCTGGGCATTGAAACTGCTGTAAAGGCAGGATTTTCTGCAATCACCTCTAGTTTTAACTCTTCCAGCTCCTCTTCGTTTACTCCGCTGCCTGACAGCGTTTCCTTGATAGCCGCTACTGGTGCGTATGTTTCCGGTCCAACCAAAGCACTAATCGGTGAAGGTGGTCAGGGCGAGTACGTCATTCCTGAGTCCAAGATGCGTGAAAGCATGGCGCGTTACTCGCGTGGTGCTCGTGGATCATCTGTCATCCCAGAATCTGGCGAATCTGGAACGGTTGGTGGAGATGGTGGTGGCACAGCTATTGCCGCTCCAATCGACGTTCGCTATACCGTGGAACGGATCAATGACGTTGAGTATGTGACTGCTGCTCAGTTCCAGGCTGGTATGCGACAGGCTGCTGCACAGGGCGCTCAGCGTGGAGAGCAACAGACTTTGCGTCGTTTACAGATGAGCGGTAGTACCCGCAGGAGGATCGGACTTTGAAGAGCTACGCAGTAGGCAACTTCATCAGGATTAAGCCTGGCACGACTGTCTTGTACCGTTTCCAGAATTTTTACATCAACCAAACCAAGCGATACGACGGGGAAACCCCGTCCGCTACATACAACTTCGTTCCGTTTGGTTTCAGCGGTGTGACCATCAACCGTACAGGTGATGGCTTGGATGCCAGTCTTGTTTTTCCGAACAACGATCTAAGTAAAGCGTGGGTTTCGGAAGCAGTAGAAAGTCGTTGGATCATTGAAGTTGACGTGTTGGCCTTCGATCCAGATGTCACGCAACCTTCTGTAAACGACAGGGTTCACACGTACACAGGGCAGGTGACTGGCGGACGTCATGACCAAACATCTGTTCAGGTAGCGCTCGGGACAGTGTTGGATGCTGTTGGAGCGGACGTACCAATGCGAACGTTGACCAACAAGCTGGTCGGCAACCTGCCCGTAACAGCCAATGTCTCACTGCGGTGATCTAATCGGCGTTCCCTACCGCTTGGGGTCTGACGGTAGTGACGGCAGTATCGACTGTATTCACCTGTGCTATCGGGTGTTGGAGCGTGTGGGTATCGAAGCGCCTGAGTTCAAGGAGTCTTGGTATGAGGCTAGTAAGTGGACGATCTGTCGAGACCTAATGCGTTGGGGTGTGCGGGTAGAAAAGCCTGCGTATGATGGGGACATTCTGCTGCTACGGCAGCAATCAAAAGCATTTGCGGTGACATGGCAGACGGGCATTCTCTATATCAATCCCCATATAGAGAAAGTGGCTTGGGCATCGGCCCAGTTATTTCAAGGCCAGCCCTGCTTCCGTTCGAGAAGCAGTTAATTAGGACGCTTGGAATTAGTGAGGATGAATATCGTGCATTTGCGGCAGAAGTTCAGCGCCGTGGAGCGGTAAGACCTGCGGAGTATGCGCTCATACCTGATATTCAGTGTACGGGTGCTGAGACCCTTGCTGCCCTTACAGTCGCGGAGTTTATTGCATTAAACACCGGCATAGCCGTTGTTGGAGCGGGGGTTAGTTATCTGCTTACCCCAAAACCTAAAGCCCCGAAGGGTCCAGATCCAATCACCCGCTTAGAACTTGAGAGTATTCGCGGTGGTAACCGGTTTGTTGCTTCATCGGGCTTTGATACGACAGCAGAGTTGGCTGATTACGGTCAACCTATCCCGATTATTTTTGGGCTGTACGTAGAGGGTAAAACTGAAGAGCAGAGTGTCGGTGGGATGGTGGTCGCACCAAAACTGGTGTGGTCAAGGATGTCCAGCCAGGGTCAGCAGCAAACAGCAAAGCTGATGTTTGTTGTGGGCGAGCAGGGACGTGTTTACGAAGCTAACAAGGATGGACTGACTCGTCCCAGTAAGGAGGGTTTATTTCTTGGTAACAATGCTCTTGACCCTGTTCATAAATCAAATTATGTCTTCTACTGGAAAGCAAACACCACAAAGTCTGGGTTTAGTCGGATCCAGGTTAGAAATAGGGTGCATGGCGATACGCTGAACGTTGGCAGATATGGCTTTGTAGATCCAAATGATGGCAAAAAAGGAAGTGAAGATGACGTGTTTGCTTGCCCTACAGCTGCAAGCAGCAGATCTAAAAAAGGTTTTTCGTATGCCTATACACCTGTAAACAACGCAGAATTTGGCTTGTTTGCCCCGATTGCAAACGGCAGTGCTTTCCGCGTTAACTTTGAGATCATATCAATTCCAGGTTTACGCGATAACGATTTTGAGGGAAACCCTGATCCGGGTAAACGGTTGCGACTGCAGCGTGAAAAAATTGCTGGTTTTGTCGGTGAGCTTTCTAAGGATAAAAAAGGCAACCCTGTATCCATGATGCGTGGAGCGGGTAGAAACTATAGCCGTCGAATGGGAGTTCTTGCATACAAAGGGGTCGGACAGAATTCTTTTCAGACAACAACCAATTTTGTAGACCGTATAAGCAATGTTAGAGTTGGCGACTTGATAAAATTTAAAATCAGTGCAGATCAGATTCCAGGAGATACATATACGGGTTCAAAAGGAGCCGTCGTTACTGTAAATGATATCAACCAAGAAATCCGTTCGCAGCAAGTAGCTGCTGATGACGCAATGCAGGTAGGTGAGACATTTGCAATAGGTTCTACGGTTTGGCAGGTGATCGAGCGGGGGATGAACATCTTCCCCGGCGACGAAGATCCTGATACGCAAGACATAAAATTAGAATGCATTGAAACTGAATTTTCTGTTCACAAGACAATAGGAATTGTCGGCAAGGATAAGCAGTTTAGCCCAGAAGGCGGGTTTTTGACCGATGGAACGGATGCAGGAGGCTTCGTTGGGGTACGGGCTGATTTCTACCCTTTGACTCGTATAGCTTTTGCAAGTTTTAGGAACAACCGCCCCACCGAAATTGTTGAGGTTGGTATTGCTAGCACAGTCTTTCAGAGGCTTAACGGGCTTTGCAACTTCCAGGATCTTATTAGCCCTGAGCAACTAGCTGAATACGATAAAGATAAAGTAGCCGTATCATCTGGCGTCATAAACAAATACATCGAAAGGACATCACTGTTTCAAATGTACGTGCGCCCTGTAGGCCAAGAAGCGTTTGAGCTTCTAGATGTGTTGTTTGCCGTAACAGGCAACACGCCTGTCACCATGTATAACCAAATTAGGATTGCTCAGCCGCTAATCGACGAAAAAGCAGCTCAGTACGAGTACAAGATTGTGCCTCGCGGCAGCGGTGATTTGCGTATGATGTCCGTCAGAGCAGAAGTTTTTAGGCTTGCTGCTGGCAGGCTGGACGTTGAAACCAAAAAGCCAATCTTGGCAGGTAGAGACGTAAAAGGCGGTAAATATGGAACGTTTAGGATAACAGCAGAAGGCGATATAGCAACTGTCAGTCATGTTAGAGATAACCCTGAATTTTTTCAAAACTACAAAGCAACGCGAACAGTTGAAAACTCAAACTCTAGGCCCGATGCGATTGAGCTGGTAGAAAAGATACCAGATGATCCAGCAGACGATAGTTTTGCCACAAGCGTTCTCCGAAAGAAGAACGTATCTAACGGCAGTGCAACTAAAGGTCGTCATGCTGCATTTACTTACGCAGCTTTTGGTAGTGCTGACAGACGTACTGGAGTGCCAGACGGAGGAATAAGAAGATTTACTCGGTACGAAAACATCGGCAATGATAGATGGATCCTGCTTGAGTACACTGTGCACAAATATAAGCTACCTAGCAATCATTACGCTACAGGCAATATAGACCCTGAGACTGGCCAAAATGTCGTACATGCTTGGGGCATTCAGCAGACAGAAGTTGTTGCCAGCTCTGTTGGTTTCAGCGAAGCTCGGACTACTTTTACGGTCAAGCGTGGTCTGAATGCAACAGGCACAGACAAGGGTTATGAGAAAGCCAATGGGGTCTTGGGTACAACGCCGCAAAGCATGACCACTCCTTTCGATAGCTCTAATCCCTTCTCTTACAACACTGGCTCCGACGATTTTACGTTTGCAGGAATCTTGTATGAGATTACAAACACGCAGTCTACTGAAAGAAATCAAGGCCGTTTCCAAGGCTACTTGCATGAAGTTTTAGGCAACGCACAGGCCAAAGAAGTGGGTGACGTTGTTACTTCAGGCGACCTAACTTTAGTAAAAGGAAGCAAAAGAATTGTCATTGAAATTCAGGCTACAGTGTTTGAACCGGTCAATCAGCACTGGAGCGGCAGAACAAAGTTGTACGGTGGCGTGCGTTACATAGTTCGCAAAGCTGGCACTACACGCGGCGAATGGAAAGAAAATGATGAGTTTTCTAATGCCAAATCTATTTCGTACGACAACGTATTCGTCAGGCATCTACGCTCCAACAGTCCTAGTGAAGTTGGCTTCAAATTTAAGGTTACTTCGATTAAGGATGGATTCAAAACGGTGAACAGTAGTTTTGACCGTGTGTTCGAGCGTTTCTCACAAACCAACGAAGTTAGTCTTTACGGCAATCTAGTGACCAGATCCTGTGATGACGGGCCTGAGCACCGCATTACCTACATCAACGAGATCAGCCGAAACGATATTGGCGTAGCCGAGTACGACAACATGACGATTGCTGGCTTGACATTAAAAGCCGGACAGAACTTTACAAGGTTAGATCAGCTTCGTATTTGGCTTGGTTCAGGCATACCCGTTAGGCGGCTGCATCCAAATCTCCAGGATGGTTCAAACGCCTATGGCGACGGCAAGGGGCAGGAAGGGCCAAGCAATCTATTTACCGACTTGGTGTACTACCTGCTAACCGACAGAACTGCTGGGGTTGGTGGAACGTTGAGGATGAGTGCCGACAACCCAAGTCTGATCGACGTGGAGAGCTTTGAAAAAACATCATTGTTCCTTAGGAAGAACGAACTGTTCTGCAATGGAGCGTTGAGTTCAAAGGTGAATATCCGTGAATTTATAGCCAGCAACGCTGCCACGTTCTTGTGCAACTTTGTAATTAAGGATGGAAAGTTTGGTTTGATGCCTGCTGTTCCTACAACCGCAAAAGGCAACATAAGTGAAAACAGGGTGCAATTTAAGATGTATTTTAACGCTGGCAACATTTTAGAAGACACGTTCCAGTTGGAGTATCTGACTGCAGAAGAGCGTCGCCCATTTAGGGCGGTTATGCGTTATCGGCAGGAGCGAAAAAACAAGTTGCCTGAGGAAAGGACAGTGATGGTCAGTATTAAGAGCAACCAGACTGACGAAGACCCGATTGAGACGTTTGATTTAACCCAGTTTTGCACCAGTCCTCATCATGCAGCACTGGTGGGTAAATACTTTATCGGCCTCAGACTGTTGGTTGGCCACACGATACAGTTCAGCACAACAGCTAGCGGATTGAACTTAGCGCCTGGTGACTACATCAAAGTTGAGACTGAGGCTAGTCCTTACGACCCAGCGTTGACTGGAGCGGTGGAAAGCGATGGCAATGTAGTGAGCGTCACGCCTATTTCAGATGGAAGATATAACGTCAGTTATTACAAAGGAGACGAAGGCGACGTAGAAAAAGGCGATATGGTGATAGACAAT